TGGCATCTCAGCGGACATATCGCCACTGCTGTCGGCACTGTGCATCTTGTTGGTGCTGCTGGAACAACCGCTGACGACTAATATTTAAATTTAGTATATATTTAAAACCCCCAACCGATTGGAAGGGGGTTTTTTGTAATTTAAGAACTATTTATTATATAACACAGGAGGTTATCATGGGTAGAAAAAGAAGAGCTTTAACAAGCCGAAAATTAGTAAACAAATATTCACGAAAATACGGGATCCGCGGCCGCGAAGAAGCTACGCCGGTTAAGCCAGAGCCAGTAATCGAGCAAGTCGTGGTAGCCCCAGAACCTGCCCCAGAACCTGTTGTAGAGGTCGTAGCGGAGCCCGAACCGGAACCAGCACCATCTCCAGCGGTTGAGGTCAAAGAGGTCGAGGAATCGCCTCTAGACCGCGCACGCAATTTGGTTAAAAAAACTCGTTCTCGTAAGAAGCCTGCCCCAAAGAAGGCAAAAAAAAGCTGATTCCGACAGCTGAGTCGCGACAAGAATAAAAAACAACTTCTACAACTGATGTAGCAAACTAATTATAGTAGCGGAGGACCATATGTATGTCTCAACCTACTTTACAGCCCGTCAGCCAGATGAGCAAGGTAATATTGCCTGCAACTGGTACGACGGGCGAAATTTCAGCATCTTTACCTTTTAACGTTTATGGCGACGACGCCGACTTTCTTGCAGGCGCCTCGATGCAGGTCGCCTATACTTATAGAAAGTTAGGCGGGGATGTCTTAGATATCGAATTAAAAACAGATAATGTTTATGCGGCTTATCAGGAAGCTACGCTAGAATATTCATATCTAGTTAATTTGCATCAAGCAAAAAATGTTTTGTCAGATGCACTCGGAAATACCACTGGCACGTTCGATCATGGCGGAAATTTAAAAGCTGGTCCCCTAAAAACAGCGCTGACCGGAACACACGTTGCCCTTAAATATCCCAGATTCGAATTTCAGTATGCCAGAAGAGTGACTGAGGCTATCGGCGCGGAAGCTAGCGTCGGCGGCTCAATACCTGAATACTCTGCATCGTTCAAAACAGTTAAAAACCAACAAGACTACGATTTACAACAAATTGTAGTAGATGCTGCTTCGAATAATTCCGATGCAGCTACGGGAGATGCCGTTCTTTTCAAAGGAAAGCTAAAGGTGCACCCAGACGCCGCAGCCGGCGCCAGCCTGCTTAAGAAGATCGTTGTTAGGAAAGTATATTACAAAACACCGAGAGCAATGTGGCGATTTTATGGCTATTATGGCGGAATTGGCGTTGTTGGAAATTATTCTACTTATGGACAGTTTGCAGATGATGCGACATTTGAGTTAATACCAACGTGGCAAAACAAAATGCAAGCCATGGCTTATGAAGATAGCATATATACAAGAACATCGCACTATTCTTATGAAATAAAGGGCGGAAATAAGCTAAGAATATTCCCAATTCCCAGCAGCCACGCCCCAGATTATTTTTGGTTTAATTTTTCTATTCCTACGGATGTATGGGAAGATGCTAGCGACTATACTGAGGGGGTTGATGGTATCAATAATATGAATACCCTGCCGTTCGCCAACGTACCATATAAAAATATCAATTCAATTGGTAAGCAGTGGATTAGGCGATTCGCCCTTGCACTAACGAAGGAGATGCTTGGACAAGTTAGAAGTAAATTTAGCACAATTCCAATACCTGGGGAATCCGTAACCTTGAATGGTTCAGATCTTATCACTCAGGGGCAATCCGAACAAGAGAAGTTGCGAGAAGAGCTTAAAACGATGTTGTCTGAGATGGAGTATAACGACCTCATTAAGCAGGATCAAGAATTGGTTGATGCGACAAATAAAATTATGGCTAACGTTCCACTTGGAATCTTTGTAGGATAAATGAATGGGCGATGATAACAAATGGAAGCAGCCAGACGCGCCGCCCTCTCCGCTATTCTTGGGAGAGAAGGAGCGCAACCTTGTAAAGCAAGTCAATGATGAGTTAATTGAGAGGGTGATTGGACAGCAGGTGCTGTATTATCCGATCGACCCAGAATTTACCAATTATCATTCATTATACGGCGAAGCCATACAAAAAACTTTTTTACCACCAGTCCGCGTATATGCTTTGGTTGAATATGAAGGCATCCAAACAAAATTTACATCAAACATTGGTTTAGACAAAGAAGCTTCTATCGTCATACACTTTCATAAAAGAAGATTGACAGAGGATCAAGATTTATTTGTGCGAGAAGGCGATTTCGTTTTATATGGCGATATATACTATGAGATAGTTACTTTGGCTGAGCCAAAACAGCTGTTTGGACAGGTTGATCACAAGCACGAGATTTCAGCTAAATGCATAAGAGCAAGAGAGGGATTATTTGATGCCACCTAGTGACGATCCATACGAAAACCTATCTAGCGTAGGCACATCTCCGACTTTAGGCGGCACTGGAGGCTTAGATGAGGATGGATATCCATTTGATACCGATGCGACGAGATTTGGCCGAGACCCTAGACAGATTGAATCCAAAGATCCCAACATTTACGATAAAACTCTCGGTCGTGCGCGCAATGAAATCATCATGCCATCAACGCTTGAGACAATAGATAGGGCATTTCACCAATGGATTGATGAACATTTGAATATATTCTCGACAACCCAAAAAGGTTGGAATAAAGTCCCAGTTATTTGGGTTTCAGCAGAAAGAGCATTTCAGATTAAAAATGATAAAAACTTGAGAGACAAAAATGGCGTATTAAAACTTCCTTTGATCACTTTGGAGAGAACTTCGATTGTCAAGGACTCAACAATGTCGGGCAAAGTAACTTCACATGTACCATTTTCTTGGGGCTCCGACCCATCTCGTAGATATCGTGGAGGCGAGATAACAATCTCCAGAAGAATCCAGCAAGAAAAAACAGCTAACTATGCCGCTGTCGATTCTGCAAAAAAACGAGGTCCAATTGGTGAAACAACTGTTGGTCATGGGCAATTATACTTTCCTCGAAAGAATAAAAAAGTTGTTTATGAAACAATAACCATACCATTGCCGGTTTATATCAATGTTACCTATAGTGTCAAGATAAAGGCAGAATACCATCAGCAGATAAATGAGATTTTAACACCATTCATTGTAAATACTGGACAAATTAACAATTTTAGGCTTTCCTACGACAATCACAGGTATGAAGGATTTCTTCCTAAAGATTTTGGACAAAACAATGCAGTTGCCGATATGGGCGAGGATGAAAGATCTTTCGAGACCACCATCGATATACGAGTTTTGGGACACTTGATTGGAGCAGACAAAAATCAGGAAACTCCAAAGGTTGTCAGAAGAGAAAACTTTGTTCAAATTAGAATGCCCAGAGAAAGGGTTATTATGATGGATGAGGTTGAAGAAGCCATGGGCGCAATTAAAGTTGCGCGCAAAGATCGTTTTTATAAAGAGTAAATGGTTTTTGGATAAATCCGCAACTATTTACTATACGAAAATAGGTATATTTTTAATATATGCAACTAGAAGTTTTTAAGGAGAATTACAAGCATGTCAATTAGAAGGTTTAAATTCGTATCGCCTGGGATATTTCTTAATGAAATTGATAATTCCTTCCTACCAAGAGAGGGTCTAGAGGTCGGTCCCGTTATTATTGGTAGAACTAAGCGCGGTCCCGCAATGCGACCAATAAGGGTCCAATCGTTCCGAGATTTCGTTGAAATTTTTGGCACCCCTAGCCCTGGTCCAAACTTGACCGCAGGAGACGCCTGGAGATCCCCAGGATTGGCCTCCGGACCGATGTATGCGGCTTATGCTGCAAGAGCGTATTTGCGCGCTGGCGTCGGACCAGTAACGATGATTCGCACGCTTGGAACACAACACGCTGATCAGACCTCAACAGGGGCTGACCCAGCTGGTATGGCAGGTTGGTCAACTGGTGATGGACCAAACACTACCGTCTCCTCTAATGATGGTGCATATGGATTATTCATGTTCCAATCCGCATCTCACACTACCGCATGCACCGGCGCCTTAGCTGCTATTTGGTATTTGACCAATGGGTACAGCCTTGAGCTTAGTGGTGTCCTCCGAGGCACACGAAATAGTACCGCAGGGTCAAAGCTAATCTCTGGTTCAGCCGCAATGGTCTATGGTGGCGCGAGTAAGGAATATAGAGTTCTGATCAAGGATTCTTCCGGTAACATCAAGAAAAATCAATTATTTAATTTTGATTCTACTTCTGAGAAATACGTTAGAAAGGTGTTCAACACCAATCCTGTTAAGACAAACTCAACAGTTACCCAAACAGCTAACCTTGAAGTGTACTGGCTTGGTGAAACTTACGATTCTCATATTGAAGAAATACTTGGATCTACTGCCGATACTAAGGATAAGTCATACGGAATGGTTCTCGCAATCGAGAGCGGTTCTGTCGGACACCACTATCAAAAGGGAGCATTCCAGAATTCTGAAACTGGATACTTCATCTCTCAGGATACTAGTACGGACTATGCATCTTACGATGCTCTAGACAAGTCCCGGGCAGTAGAGCTGTTCAAGCTGGTTGGTTTGGATCATGGTGAGTGGCTCCAGAAGCGTTTCAAGGTTTCAATCGAGAATATCAAGAAGTCCGAAATTCCCGATTACGATCCTTATGGTACATTCGATGTAGTTTTGAGAAGACT